ATCCGTTACCTTGGACGGAGCACTGGTTAAATAGTAAGGGTCAACAAAATGCCCCTCAAGAAACTGAAATTGAATCTTACGTTGTTGGAGGAATTAAACAAGATGTCACCGCAGGAACGTTCGCAGGATTTTCTCTCTGATGCAGAGTGGGATTCTTTCTTAGATAAGACGGATCAACAACCCAATCCTTTTGCTGAGGCAATGTGGGAAATGGAAAAGAAAAAAGCACGTCAGGAACAAGAACGTAACACAAGACACAGTGTTGATAAGAGTCAAGAATTTATTAATTCTGGTATGACTCTTATCACAGACCCTGAATCGGACAGATACTTAAACAAATCTAATACTGTATCAGACTGAACTACTAGTAAAAATAAACTGTGCTATAAATATAGATGTAACGAAAGTTACTCTTTTTACGTTCATCTCACAATGCTCAGCATACTACTGGCATTGACCTTAGCCTCTCATGATGAGTCACCTTATGGGTGGCATATGTCCTGTGAAAGGTTTCTACACAAACGAGTTGAAATTCATATGGATGGAAACTTAGACTTTCAGTCTAAGCGAAATCTAATACTGTATTTCAAGTCTAAAGTTGACGGTCAATGTAACACTGTGCTATCATAGTGAGACGCAAGTAAGTCGCGGAACGGAGCGTTCATCCTATGTTAGAATTATTGCTTTATTCAGGAATTCATTGCACTGATGCGGTTGATATGATCAATCGTATGCAAGCAACTGAAAGCGTGAGTGAGGCAATTAAGGTAGAACTGATTGAAGTAATTCGAGAAGCAACACCTGATTGTAACTGGGACGCAAACGACTGAAGGAACGGGGCAAAAATCCCATACTTCAGGAGTCAATCATGAACACACTTACCTTAATCAAGAAACAGATCGAGAAGGCAGCAGCACTGCACGATGCACAAATTGCTATGACAGCATACCGTGGTGTCAAGTTTGAGTGCAAGCAAGGCGATGCTGACGAAGTGCATGGCACTTTCTGCTATCGCGGTCACACTTACACCAAGTGATGTCATGGAAGCATTACAAGTCACAGGGTTAATTACCCTCAGTTGTGTTGCGGCAATGTCATTACTATACGGCGAAATCTTACTTTTAAGTAAGTCTTGATACCGACACAAAGGACCCAAACGGGTCCTTTTTTGCTATTCTAAATATTGATAACCTATACAGGAGAGTCATGAAAATCTTTCTGGACTGTTCTGATCCCGAGCTCATCGCTCATGCCTACGAGACTGGTTTAATCGACGGAGTTACAACAAACCCCAGTCTTATGCGAAAAGCAGGAGAGGATCCTAAGCATGTAATCAAAGAGATTGCTGCAATTTTCCCTTGGAATGCATCCATATCTGCTGAAGTAGTCGGAGAGACTGCTGAAGAGATGGTTGATATGGCTGAAGAGTATCTGGAAATCGGACCAAACATTACAATCAAAGTTCCATGCACAGTTGAAGGTCTCAAGGCGTGTAGAGACCTGTCGGAGGATGATGTCACTGTTAACGTCACTCTGATCTTTACGCCTGCTCAAGCGATCCTTGCTTCTAAAGCAGGGGCAACCTACGTTTCACCATTTGTCGGTCGTGTATACGATCAGTCATTTGATGGTATCAAACTAATTGAGGAAATCGCAGATGTCTACGCTACGCACCAGACGAAGACCAACGTCCTTGCTGCATCGATTAGGGATGTTCACCAAGTATCCTCTGCTTTTAGAGTGGGAGCTGATATTTGCACTATCCCTTTGCCCGTTTTTAATAAAATGTATCATCATGTTCTCACCGATAAAGGGTTAGAGGCATTTGACAAAGATTGGAGGGAGCTACAGCAATGCCTAGAGGTCGTTTGAGTAAAGTTGATATCCTCGCCAAGGTGCTAAAAATGAAACATAAACTTGGCGAGGGTGAATATGATCATCAGGATCATGAATTTCGTGAAGGGTATGACCACGCTTTAAATAAAGTCTTGGATATTATCAATGAATACAGCACATGAACAAAGACAATCTTAAAATTCTAATTAAAGACCTTGAGTTCGCTCTTGCCGAACTTAAGGCAGAAGTTTACGCTGATCCGTCTTCTTACATAGATAGTGAAGACGTGAGAAAAATTAGCGTAGAAGATGACGACGGAGATTACGAATGAAATTGACTATGAAAACCCCTGGATTTTTAACGGACACCCTTTTTTATCTAAGGACATTGACGACCATTTCGGTTTTGTCTATTGCATTACAAATCTCCTCAATGGTAAAAGATACATCGGACGCAAATACTTTCACCAACTACGAAAACCTAGAGGTGGTGGTAGGAGAGTTAGAAGTGAAAGCGACTGGAAAAAATACTACGGCTCTTCTGCTGAACTTACTGAAGAGCGCAAGAAGTTCGGGAATCCTTTCTTCAAACGAGACATTTTAAGCCTACATAAAACAAAGGGACTCACAAATTTTGAAGAGACCCGACAGTTATTTCTCAACAATGTATTAACGGAGGCGATGTCAGATGGCACACCAGCATTTTACAACTCAAACATCCTCGGTCGATACATGCGTAAGGACTATTTTCAAACTGACCCAACCCCTTGACCCTTGCTGATGGGTCTGTTATAATTACAAGGTAGTCAAGAGAGGTTCCAATGAACACTGAGTTCAATGAAATTGAAGACGCAATGTTCGATATTTTTATCGATCAGTTGCATCGGCTCGCTGAGCTCGAACAGGAATCTGAAGAGACTACCGCTTGGGTCAGTAGCTCAGCGGATAGAGCAACTGC